TTATTAAAAAAGCCCCACCGAAGTGAGGCTCTTAGTTTATAATCTATGGCAAGATTAAAGGAGACCTGGTATGATAGTAGCATCAACCTCATAAGCCAAAAACTCATTCTCAGCTACAAGTGTTACACTGTACTTAGAGCCATCTGCTCTTGTAGTTCCTGATCCTTCACCTGTTGCAGATAATTGCAAAAATGGGAAGTACCAATATTTACCATTAGCATCCTCAACAATACCTGCTAAGTACTGTTGTCCTGCTCCTAATACTTTAATAGCTTTTGATTTCTCTTGATCTCTTCTATGGAACATCAAATTGATAGTTGCAGTTACATAGCTTGAGCCATTAATTAAATCAATAGCAGAGTCCTCTGTAAATGAGGATACGTTTCTTCTGAACTCTAACTCAATGAAGGGGTCAGCTGTAGGTATAAATGTAATACCATCAACAATCCAATTAGTTCCTGTCTCATCTGTAGAGATAGATTGGATGTTATCTTGTTGGTTTACATAGAACTTATAGATACCTCCTGAGTTATTGTCACAGCTTTTTAAAATTGTTTCTAAAGTTGCACAGCTCATTTTAGTTGTTTTTTAGTGTTTAAAAATAGGGGGCATTTCTACCCCCGTTATATATAAGGGAGAGATTAGTCGAAACAAACGTTATACAAAACAATCTCTGCAGGGTTAACATAATGAAAACCTACTTTCATGTTAGCACGAGTTCTTAAATAAGGCTCAGCAACTGAATCAGATAAGTTAACAGCTTTCAATGCTTTGTCATCACCCTCTGCATCAAATGCATAGATAAGGTTATTTCTCAAAGTCAACAAGATAGTGTTATCTGGCATACCTTCACAAACAACTACATTAATTCCTAAGAATGTTAAACCCAATGGAGTAGTAACATAAGTCAAAGTGTTACCTTGTGCAGCAGCAAGCTCATAAGCATTAGCCACATTAGTAGATACATAAAATCTTAACTCAGTTTTTCTTCTGCTAATAGTTGAAGGAGCAAGAGCAAGCGTAGCACTCAATTGGTCAAGTACATTTGATGTATCAATAGCACCTCCATATAATCCATTCACTGCCTCATCTCCACAAAGTCCTTTTAAGTATCCATTACACAAAGACAATAAAGTATCCTCAGACTCTGTATCACCTTGCCATCTCAACAACTCGATATCTTGACCGATAGTCATTGCCATTTCATTCCAGTAGTATGACATAAAAGATGCAACAGTGAAATCACCATTAGATCCTTTTGCCATTTGCAATGCTAAGAATGATTGCTCTAAGTCAAACTGACATAATTGAGCCATAGCTGACAAAGGACATACATCAATATCCACTGCATCCAATGAATCATTAGGAGCGGAGAAGTTACAAGTTGATGCTTGTAAGATGTTACCAAAAGTTACATTAGCAAGTTTTGTCTTTGACTTAATGCCCGGTAAAGAGCGAAAGTTAGATGCGATATCCTCTGATTGAAGATATGCTTTGGAGTAGAACTCCTCAGGGTTGGCACACAATAATGCGTTAGTCTCAACCTCTAAATTAAATTTTAAATTACGGTTCATTTTATTTGGTTTTTGAAAATTTTACAAATTCTTTAAATAGCTCTCTTGAGCTCATCTTTTGGTTCTTAGCCTCAACCTCAATCTCCTCATCTCTTGGAGCTAAGTACTCCTCCATTTGGTTCTTAAGGTCAGCTATGATAGCAAGTAGTTGATTAACTTGCTCCTCAATCACAGGTGATACTATTGCAAGTACAGCCTCAGCATCAGTAGTAACATCAACTGCCATCTCAACATCCTCAGCGGCAGCATCTGCCTCTTCCTCTTGTACATCCTCAGCAGCCTCATCAACTGTAGTCTCAGCTTCCTCCTCAACAGCTGGCTCCTCTGCCATTTGTTCTTCTGCCATTTCAGCAGGTGCATCCTTAATCTCGATAACTTCTCCGTCTTTTACGACATAGATTTTATCCTCGATCAGATGTTCTCCATCAGGTAACTTCATTGTATTTAGTTTTAATAATTCCGATAGTTTAAGTCCTAAGAATCCCTCAATAGAGTAACCTACTTGACCTGACTCAACAAGACTATCATAGTACTCCTTATCAGTTACTTGACTTGTTAGCATCAATGTGCCCTTAGGTACTTCAATACCATAGGTAGTGAATGCTTTATCCTTTTTAGGGTTCTCAACTATCCAAGCCTCAAGGATGTAAGCAGGAACTTTCTCCTCTGCCTCATGCTCTAAGTTAAAGATATCTTTGTTCTGTAGGTTCTGCATGAACTTAGCATGAATAGACTCAATAACCTCCTCTGTGAATAGCACATCATACTCAGTGCCATCCTCATCTCTACGATAGATTGACATTGGTATCATAGCAGGTGCTACAATACGCATCTTAATGTCATCCTTAAAGGTCATTGGAGTAGCTTGATTGAATGCCATACCCTTTACCTTAATAGCAGGCTTGGCAGTGAAGGCAATCATTTCAATACCTAACTCCTCCCCATCAGAGTACTCAGGGTCAATAGTTATCTTATAGACAGGTCTATCCATGCCTATATTGTAAATAGTGTTATATTTGTTAAAAATTAAAATCTATGGTAAAAATTTTAGACAAAGAAATTCCTAATCAATTGAAGGAGTTAACAGTGCAACAGTTTGAGGATATCACATCTATCCATGCACAACAGGACTTAGATGCTATTGAGAAACATCTTAAAGTATTTGAGTTGTTTGGTATTACTGAGAATGACTTTGAGCATACCACCATTGAACAGTTCAAAACTTATGTCAAGGATTTTAACAACATCAAAGGTAAGCCAGAACTACAGTCAACTATTGAGCTTGATGGATACAAGTACACAGCCTTTGAAGGTGAGGAGTTCAAGCTATCAGTGAGAGACACTAAGCACATTGAGAAGGTCATGAACTCAAGGCATAAAGGATACATCTCTGAGATGTTAGCTATCTTATTCAAGAGAGATGACCTAAGCAAAGCAGAACATTATGACACTACTCACATCAAGCATAACGCAAAGATGATAAGAGAGCTCAAGTCAGAGTTAGCAGTTCCTTACTTAGTAGAAATTGGACAAAAACTGTCCAAAGAAATCAAGAGAAATGAAGCTCCCGAAATCGTGGAGTGAGATTGATGTCCTGCAGTTTAAAGAGATAAGAGAGTTATATTCTATTGAGGAGGTATTTGCCAGAGAGATAGAGATACTCTCAGCTCTTGCAGGAGTGAGCTCAGATGAACTTGAGGACTTAGATGTAAGTGAGGTTAGTAATATGCTCAATGATATTACATTCATTAACTCTGAGCCATCTAAGAACTACAAGAGAGACATTGAGCAATGGAAGGTCAAGCCACTATCTAAGCTGACTTGTGGTGAGTTCATTGACTTAGAGTATTTCTTTGCCAATGACTATATTAAGCATCTTTGTCATATAGCATCAATCATGTACAGGCAACATACCACTAATGAGTGGGGGCAGTTGAACTTTGAGCCTTATGAGTTCAATCCATTTGACCGGCATGAACTATTTGATGAGTACTGTATCAATGATATCTATGGTATCATACCTGAGTACCTATCATTTAGACAGGATTTCATGGATAAGTATCACTTACTTTTTAATGAAGAGGATGGAGATGAGGAGGATGATAATAAACCAATGACATCCGATGAGTCTAAGGCACAAGCTGAACAAAAGTCTGCTGTAAAGTGGGGATGGGAACGACTGCTCTACTCTCTTTGTAATGAGGATTTGACTAAGTTTAAGCAAGTCACTGACCTGCCTCTTATCCTTACCTTTAATATGCTGTCAATGAAAAAAGAGCTTAATCTGTAAAATCTAATTTTCCAATAAAGTCTCCTCCAATAGGTTCAAATGTGTAGATAATAGATTTCTTTTCACCAAGTATCTGAGCCACTTGCAAGATAGGATAACGCTGTGTCATCCACTCAGTATATTGAGAATAGATTTCTGCTGTTATTCCAGAACTATCCATCCTTTCAGTTAACTGAGCACAAAACTCATAAGGAGGTATTACTCCACCATTCCAAAGATTTGCACCATTATTCAAAAATCCAAAATAATACATTGCAATAATCTGTATCTCAAGTTCACCAAGTGCAGGTATTTTTGCATTGATACGCACTGAGTCATATAATGCACCCGTATCAATAGCACCTGACTCTGATATTAACCTTTGTAATATCACTTGTATCTTTCTCCTTGTAGGATACTTGACATTGAATATACCATTATTTGCGTAGCGTGCCATTAGCTAAAAGGTGGTGGTGTTGGTTTTGGTTCAAATGGACTCAAAGGAATATCTAATAAGTAGGCATATTCAGTTGGAGCTATGTCCGCTTCGTCTTGTTCACTTAAGAATAAAAAATATACATCATTAATATCCTGTACGAAATTAAAGAATGTATCTGAATCAATAAACACTCCTTGTAATTCTTCTGCTTGTTGGTTTGTTACTATTCGTCCGTCCATTTTAAATTATTTTATACGTTTCTACTTAATGTTGTTTGATATGCCTGTACTGCTGTGTAAAAGTTAGCTGCGTCCGTATCTGTTAAGCCGTCTCCAATTGAAGCGAAGGCGCATTGTTTTAAACTATAATATTGAGGCGTTACATTATTCCAAGCAAGAATAAAATAATTTGCATTTGGCAAAGATGAACTTGCCGTTGCTCCTGTTACTCTTTTAGTTGAATTTCTAAAAACATTAAGAACATTTGAAGCCGTTCTGTTTGCTACATAAAAACCTCTTGAATCAGTGTCCACAAAAGATATATAGGTTGGAGCTGAATTAATAGATGCATAAGTCGTTGCACTTGTTCTAATTTCTAAAAGTGTTTGATGACCTCCAGCGGCTGCTCCGAATTCAACTTCAGTCCCGTTATTATTGTTTCTGGAATAAAAGCTAACATGATGACTATTTAATGTAGCTCCATTTGTATTTGGGTTAAAATTACTGTTTGCATAACCAGTTGAGCCATTTCCAAGCATCCCATTTGCTGAATGAGTAACACCCGTTGCAAAACTTAAATTATAAGTTCCAGGGGTTTTAAGATTAACCGCATGACTTGAAGCAGTACCTCCAACTATTGGGTAGATAGCTTTGAACTTTGTCCAGATTGAATATCCTTTCAATGCAAGTACCAAAGTATTGATAGCACCTTGTTGCGTAGGGTTTGTTATTGCAGCTGCTGTTATGAAGGCTTGTGCATCTGGGTCGTAGGCTGCCGCCTTAGGCATTATAGATATCAATGGATAGTAACTCATCTTATGCTTCTGTTGTTACACCAATTACATCCCACTTAGTGTCAGTGGAATTATAAATAATACCTACGTACGTAGTTTTACTTAATACCGTTGTAGTTGGAAGTGTTACACCTATTGCTCTATAATTTGTACCCCATGTAATTGCTCTTGCTGTTCCGTTATCTTTAATTCGAATCATTAACGATTGACCTTCGTCCCATGAGCCAGTTGGGTTAGCAATTGCAAGTGATGCCGCTTGTGCTGTAATCTTAACTAAATCATTCGTGTTTATGGGTGTTACCGTTGCTGAACTTGTTACACTTTGCACACGCGGTGTATATGAAGCCTTATTATTAAAAGTCGTAAAATCAGTTGCACTTAAATAACCATCAACTGAAGTTGTCACTTGACTAATTGATAAAGTTCTATTTGCAGTTAAATCACCACCACCACTTAAAGGAGCAGTTGTGCTTATTGTTCTTGCATTTGTTACTGGAGTATATCCTAATGCTGTTGCAATAGTTTTATTTTTCCATAGCTGAGTTGAGCTTTCATATATCAAGGCATCATTGTTAGCAAGCGTGCCTGTGTTAATGTAAACATTATGCAACTCATCAAGCTCCCAGCCATTCATTATCTTAACATAGATCTTGCCATGAACAGCATGAGCATACTCAACATAACCTATCACTACAATATGACCCGTTAAACCCGTTGGTTTTACATTGGTTAATGCTCCTGCAGTTGTTGGAGATAAGTAAAGTACATCACCATCTGCCCAAGTCTCACCTTGTAAACTTCCGCTTGTATTTATTTCTTCAAGCTGTCCAACCGTTAAGATAAACCCTTCTTGGTTTGTTGCAATGGTTTCTGTAACAAGTCCGATTGTATCTGCTGAATTATTATCATTATTCGCTTGGGCATAAGCTACAGCTAATCTTTGACCTTGAGCACCTGATACTCTAACAGCTTTATAAGCAGCCTTAGTTAGTGTAGCATTAGGGGTTACCTTGTTCACTACTCTTGCAACTAAATCAACACCATTCTTAAGAATAACAGAGCCACCCTTCAAGGTTGTTTCTGAACTGCCTAATGTATTATTCCATCTTGTAGTACCAACTGCTGCTGTGCCCGTTGGTGAGGTGTCTAATGTTAGCTGTCCTGCCTTGAGTTCAAACTCACCTAAGTCAACATCTTGAGTTGCTCCTGTGTAAGGAATATATGTACCACTCACACCACCAAAGACCTCAGCCCCTGTGATAGAACGTGTCTCATATCCTGAGCCAGTGTCAACACTTACTTCAAGTAAGTCAGTCGCATCAAGGTCTGACCCCTTGGGAGTCATCTGAGATATTTTCTGTCTATTGATAGCCATACCTATATTGTATTACTCAGGTAAATTTGTTATAATAGGGACTTGACAATCTGTCCAATTACTCATGTCAACATCTAATGTCATCACCCACCCTGCTGCATAGTCAAGTATCTGATTATTCAATGGCACTATGGCAGGCTGCCCTAATACATCAAAGCTATAGTCATCACTGAAAGTAAAATAGTTTACTAAGTCAACTAATATCTGATGGCAGTCTGAGAGTATTACAGTGATATTAGCTCTATCCTTCTGGATAATGTCAAGGCAGGTGATCTCTAAGCTCACTGTGTTAGTGTTCTCAGTTGCTATGGCTGTGATTGGTGCTATGAACACAAGAGGATATTTCTCATCCTTTGTTGCAAAGTTAGGTAACTGCTCTGCAAAATCACTACCTACTTTTTTTACTTGTAGATGTGCGTTATAGAATGCCTCTATCTTGTTGATTAATGCTTGATAACTTGTCATAGTTCTGCGTTCTTTTGTATCTTATTTACTTTGTTCTGTACGTTGGTCATCTCAGTCTCACTAACTACCGCAGTCACTGTGATGTTCTGACCTCCTCCCTCTTGGTTAGGGTTGCCTACGTTGTTGAGTTGGTTACCTTGACCAAACAAGCTAACTGATGGTGTTGCCATTCCACCTGTTGAGCCACCTGTTAAGCTGTTAGTATCTGGTGCAGTTGGAGCATTGCCTCCACCCTCAAAGGATGTACTTGCAATGGTTGCTAAACTTGTAGCTGTTGATATTACTGAGCCAGCTATTGCAGCTGCCATTGCGAAACCTCCATCAAACTTAGGATACTGAGCAAGGATTGATACAATGGCTTGAGCTCCATTGATAACTGCCATTGCTAACTGCATTTTTTTCTGTTGCTCAAATTGTTGTTTAAGTATCTTCTCCTCCTCTTTACTACCCTTCTCTATTCCCTTAAGTTTCTTTTTTGTGTTGATATCTTGTATTGATGCAATGGCCCCTGCTGCTGTTGTAGCAAGTTGGAAGCCAGCCTCAATATTTGCATTAAGTTTCTCTCTTGCCTTCTCATCTATCTCAACCAACTTAGCGGCTGTTGCATCCTCTGCTGTTATCTTAGCCTGTCTGAATTTCTCCTCAATAGCTGCCTTCTCTTCCTCTGATAAGTTAAGTGCTGCCAACTCAGTTTCTTTTTGAGTCTTTAATGTATCTAATGTAGTTTTAAGGAATGCCTCATTTGCTGCAATCTCTTCATCCTTAGTACCTTTAAATCTTTCAAGTTCAAAGGCTTCCTTAGATAGTTTAGTCTCTGCTGTAAGTTGTGCAGCTGCTAAAATCTTTTGTTGATTCTCAATCTTTTTAGCTGTGATTTGGTCATCAATTTCTTTTAACTTTTTAGCTGTCTCATCCTCAAGCAATCCTCTCTCCTCTGAGCCTACCTCAAGTGAGTCCATTTTTATCTTTGCCTCTGCTGCAAGTAGTTCCTTTTGTGCCTCAAATTTAGCAATATCATCTGCTGCATTAATTTCTTTTCTTTTTAGCTTTGCAATCAATTCTTCATTTTCTGCCTTCTCTATATCCGCAGCATTTTTATCTCTTGCTTTCTTAAGGTCATTATCAATCTTTGCGAGTGCTGCCTTTTGATCAACTTCCTTTTTATATATTTTAGCAAGATTATCAAACAAATATTTTCTTTCAGCTTCAAGTTGTGTTATGCGTAATTCTCTAAGCTCTTGCTCTGACTTACCTGCATTCTCTGCCTCTTGCAAAGCTACCTCATTTTTTTTGCGTAGGTCAGCAAGTGACTCAGAATATTTATTCTTTACCTCTTTATTAGTAGTACTTACACTTGTTGTGGTAGCCTTAGCTGCTGCTGCATTCCCTTTGTTAGTTATCTCTAACTCCTGTCTCTTAAAGTCCTGTATAATCAAGTTCTTTAACTGTTGAGCCTTAGCAAGTGCAGTGCTATCACCTAACTGTTGAGCCTCTTTAATCTGCTGCTCTACCTTAGCAAGTGCCTCCTTCTGTTGGATGTCAAGCATTGCCTTAGCACGCTCAGACTCTCCTTTGATTTGCTTAGCCTGTAGTAACTCAATCTGCTTATCTAAACTGACATTGAGATTCCTTATAGCGTTAATCTTGTTTATCTCATTCTGCACTTGTTGATTAGCAAGGTCTGCTTGAGTTTTAGTCAAGTCAGCTAATCTCTTCTTATCCTCATCAGTTAGTTCCTTCTTTAAGTTTAATGAGTCAATCTCAGCTTGATTGATAGCCATGTCACCCTCTATCTGTTCCCTCTTAAGGTCAAATATACTTTGACTTGTATCTATCTCAATTCCTAACTTCTCCTCAATAGCAGCTATCTCCTCATCGCTTAAGTCCTTAGTAAGGTTATATAGTTCCTGCCTTGCTTGACTTTCTGCCTTGAGGCTTTCTCTATTTTTCTCACTTGCCTCTTTAACTGCCTCAGCATTTTCCTCTGCTGCATTATCAGTTAAACCCATCCAATCAGTCAAGTCCTTAAAGCCTTGTATCACTGCATTGATAGGTATCATGATTGCCTCTAAGATAGCATCAAGTACACCAATCTTTTTTAAGAATATACCAATGGCCACAACAATAGCAGTAATCACTGCCACTAATAAAAAAATAGGATTCATTAAGATGGTTGCTCCAAGTTTTACGAATGCTCCACCAACTGTAGATAGAGTACCCATGAACCCTTTGAAGCCCTTTGCTAAGTCCCCAGGATTAAGCTTGCCCATTACATTACTAAACACTTGAGCCTTCTGTTGAGCCTCATCAAAGTCTAAGCTCATCAATGAGTCCTTGATACCTCCTAATGAGTTGCTCACCTGTTCAAACTTTGAACCGGATGCAAATACATTGACCGCATCATTAGCATCTGCAAGTTGATCTTTAAGCTCCCCTGCTCTTGCAGCAAGTTGTGCCATTTGTTCTGGATCAGTTGCATCTGCAATAGCTCCTTTGAGTTCTCTTAATTCAGCTTTGATTGCACCAATGCCGGTTATCTTTAATGGTATTTCAACTTCATTCATATACTCTAATTTCGATTGTTGTATTTAATAGTAATCCATCATTGCTTATATTGGCAGGATCAGAAGATAGTAATGATAAATCATCAACTGTAGTCCATCCTAAGTTGTAAAAATTACCATTGTTCTGACCTACTATTAAGTATGTTTTATTAGCATCTGGGAAAGCTCCTATAAGTGTTCCTAAATAGTTACCAACTGCAACGCGTGTCCAAACTATGTCACCTATTGTGTTTTCAAGTACAATTACTGTAGGATCTAATATTCCTGTCTGAGTAACTGTTGCAATATATTTCTTATACCCTACAACAGGAGCTCCATTGATACTATCTGTTACTGTCAAGTTAGGTACTACCATACCATCATGCTCAAGTATCTGGCCATCACCTATCACTACTCCCTTAACACCCGGACTCACAGCATTACCCTTACCAAAGATTAGAACATCTGAGCCGGGCACAACTACATTGTTAACTTGAGCACTATGCTTAAATACCTCATTATTGCCAACTGCCACAATAGTATCTCCAATAGGCTTGCCTGCTGCAGTCTTATAAGGTGCTAAGTCAATCTCAGTATCAATACTTATCAACTCAACCTTTGTGAGGCTGTTGTTGTTAGCGTTATAATCTTGCACCTTGTTAATGTTCCACCATGAGTTATCAATGTATATCTTATCATTGAGCTTTAAAGATTGTATATCAACCTCATTCAAGTCAAAGTAAGCTATCAACATTTTACCTACATTGATTTGATTAACTGTCCTTCTCCAATATAAGTTATAAAGGTTGTTAGCCGTCAGAGTTGCTACCTCATAAAAGTAGTAATCATTCGTGCCAAAGTTAATATCAAATGTAGGATACAAAGGATTGTTGAAATGACCAATCATAGGATAGTCAGTCAAGCCTATCTCACCTGTTGTGCCAAAGTCTATGATGTCAAACGGTTGGCATGTACCTAAGCCTCCATCATACAATATGCGGATGTTAGTGTTAGGTGCAGCTCCATTTATCGAAGGAACATAAGCTCCAAATAATGTTTTCTCCACAGGAGTAGGTGAGAATAGTAGCTCCTTAGTATCAACATCCTTAACATATTCATTGTCAAAGGTATATTCTATCTGGCCATAAATCTCTCCTGTAGCTTGTGTGTAAAGTACATTAGACTGATCCTCATCCGGTGCATAGGTGAGCTTAAGTTTTTTCTTAGTTACATCTGGAAGGAACATTAACTCTTGAGCCTTATCCTTAGCTAACTTCTGACTCCAATCCTTCTCAGCTCCTGAGTCGTAATACTCATCTCGATGTCTTAGGATAAGGTTGTATGGATTGTCAATATCTTGCTCAACATATAAGTTATACATCTGAAATATTGACTTAACAAAATCAGACTGCTTAATCTCAACAGGCACATAAGAGTTCATGATTAGATTACCTCCTGTAGTCTGCACGTTTTGACTTGGCAATATCACCATGTTGATAGATGCTAAGTTAAGAACAACATTGACATCAACAGGATTGAAACCGCCACCTGCTGCAATCCAGATATTTGCTCCATTACTGTTAGCACTACCATAGGTCTGAATCACATCTACACCTATTGATAGGATCTGTATATCGGTTGCATCTATAGGCACGCCAACTGCACTAACTAAGGATGGAATACTAAGAGACTCAACAAAGGTCAATATAGTAGTGTTACCCGTTGGTAATGGTGATGCCGCAGGATAGTAAGCTACTCCACTTGTTGTGCCATATACTTTCAAGTTGCCATATCCTTGCACAAATATCTCAGCAAAAACTCTATATTTATTTTTAACTATGTATCCACCTACGATATACTCAAGGACAGCATTACCTCCACTATTATTGTCAAGGATAATGCTACCTCCAATCTGTAATTGATAAGTGTAATGTTCACCGGCCAAAGGATTGATACTAAATGGTGAGCTGTACTCTCCATTAGTAGGATTGAATAAAGATTGTGTATCAATTACCTCTGTCCATCCTGAGTCAATATCCTCTTGAAATGTATTATTAAATCCTGTAGGCTGTACATAACTTGTAGTCCAAGTGTTTGTTGCCTCAACTCTATAGTCATTGTAATCAAAGTTATTAACATCCCCATTGTAAGGTATTAACAACTTATCAAAGTGAGCATCTGTTAATCCTGCCCATGTGTAAGTGAATCCAGCGTTACTGAATATCCTATCAAAGTAAGTCTGAGCATAGATAGCAGGTTTGAACTCATTAGCTTGATAGACATTAGTACCTGTGCAATATGGCATCACGTACTTATATCCATCTGTTACAGTGTTGCTGAATGTAGCTGCTATATCAGTTGATGAGAATGTATGATCTAAGTCTGAGAAATCTAAGTCATCAAGATTAGCATTAGTGATAGCACTAAAAAACTCAGCTCTGCTATCCTTAATCAATACAGTATAGTTAACCTCCTCCTCATAAGCATTAGTGTACTGAGACTTATTAACACTTACCAACTGTAATAATGCATCATCTAAGATAGGCACTCCATCCTGTATGACTTGACATCGAGTTAATGTATTGATGTTAAATGTTCCAGCTTGAATATTTACATCATAGTAATTCCCAAGCAACTCATGATTGTTCTTAGTTCCCTCAAGGACAATGGTTTTAGAGAAAGTTCCTTTGCGAGATGTTAAATCTCTAATATCACCAATGTTAAATGTTATCGGAAAATTAGTATTCTCAGATACATCTAAGACTCCTGTCTCAAGTACTATCTTAACCATTGATTATATCGTTATTAGATAACCTTACTTGGATTGATTGCTTTATTAGGTTGTTGTTGCGTTGCTTATATACCTCAAAGTTTGTGTTAAGCACATTACAGCTCACATACTCAGTTGACTCAGGCACATGTATGATACATCCACTCTCATCATAAAGGTTATCCAAGTCCTCTGTAATACGATACACTACGTTTTTAACATAGGTTTGTGGAGAAGTTAACAACTGCTGAAAGTATGTACCCTCTGCCTCACTCATCCAGTTAGTGTTGAGGTCGTATGTCTTAACTACTTGAGTGTTGAAATTAACTTGACCTTGTTCATAAGTTTTATACTTCCATTGAGATGAGGTAACATATCCCGGGACATCCTTGTTGTAGGTATCCCTCTTGATAGTGCCCTTCTCATAGCTCTTAAGTTGGAAGGCAAAGCTACCCCATGAGCCCATCCTATCTAAGAATAAGATATGACTCTCAGAGATTAATGTCCTTGTATCTATGTTCACCTTGTAACTCACTGACTTAGGGTCAATGAATCCGGGAGAGCCATCTCTATAAGTTACTGTGTAATACTTAGTATCCTGTTTTACAAGTGGAGCAGTGCCACTCACTAAGGTAAGTGATCCATAGTTATTAGGACCAACTGCCACACCTTTAATATAGTCAAGTCCACTCACTGACTTGTAGAACACATCTCCATCATCATTAATAAAGTACACCCTCTTGTTAAGTGCTATGCCGACATCCTTGAAGTTGAGCCATAAGTCCTGACCAAGTGTACATGTAAAGTTCAAAGGTTGGTCAGTGAGCCACAGTCCAGATGTGTTATCAAGTGTGTAGTCAGTCTGATCATAGAACGGCATGTCAATCCAAGGAATAGCTCCATTGAATACATACTTATCTAAGGTGCTAATTTCATTGAGATTGATGTCCTTCCTGTTGTCAGCATACTTGATACTTCCATTAATGGTTGCATCTGTTACCTCTGACCATAGCGCATTGATAGTGAAGTTGGTTGTACCTGTGATTGAAGTCACTGTATGCAATCCTTCCACTCCTGGGTTAGCCACACCTAAGTCTGCCTGTGTTATGTTTATCTGATCACCAACTTGAAAGGCATGCGTTGCTGTGATACGAACATTGCCTCCATTGTTCACTAATGAAGCTGTGTAAGATAATGTGTAGATATACTCCTCACCTATCTTAACATCAAAATTGTAATATGAGTTAGCCGCATCATAAAAGGTTGTGATTGTAGGATTGAAGTCATAACTTACCATGTTGCTCAAGAGCTTGCTCAAGTCCTGATCCCCATATCCTGTGCCATAGGTTGGTAATGCTTTATAGTATCCTATCCTATTGGCTGTGCCTGACTCAAATATCTCAAAGATATATCGGAAGCCATCATTGTTGACATTAGTTGAGTTAACTATGAACTTGCACTCATTGTAAGCAGGAGTGAAATCTTGAGGTTCTGCTATGATTGTCATTGCCATACCTATATTGTATTTAGATTGCTATCCTGTTAGAAGGATATATATGAGTCATCTGTAAAGTATTCCTCCTTGATATGAGTGGCAGCATATCGGATGGCATCCATTGCATCATCCCATAACTTGACAGGCTCATCTGTAATGGTATCACCTATTTTTTTCCACTTGTAATTCTCATACTCCTTCTTAAGTTGAGGATGGTCTTCGCAGAATATACCAAAGGACTTGATGTTGTTAATGCCTTGCTTGACTACCTTATTAGCATTCTCTATATAGTAACCTGCTCTATCTATCTCAGCAATAATCTCAGGCCTTGAATAGTCAGCAAGTATGTTGATACTCTTTTCAATGCCTAACTGGTCCATCCTTGCGATGAGGTCAGTGGTAGTCAAGTAACTCTCATAGATCACAGGCTCAATGTATAGATCCTTATCTCTCCAATATACCCTAACCAATGCAGTGGGGTGATTGTATCCAAAGTCAAGGCCATAGACAAATGAGGTGAACTTAGCAGGCCTGTGCTTGACAAATGTCCAATTGGAGTAGATGTTACTCTTGGAGATAGCCTTCTCCCCTAATGCATAGATTTGATACTGTGCCTCATCGGTTCGCTTCAAGTCCTCAATCTGTTTCTTAATAGACTCAGGTAGAAATGGGTTGTCCTTGTAGGTTGACTTGATTAGTATTGACTCATCAGATGGAAGTTCATACAGCCATGAGTTGCTCTCACTTGGGTTGTAATCAAAGATTAGCTTACCCTCTGTTCTCATGTTCAGCTGAGTGAAGTCATCATAGTACAGCTCATTAGCCTCATTGCACCATGCAAGGTCTCTCTTCCTACCTCTTATCTTTTGCTCATCATCCACTGAAAAAAACTCAACTATAGATCCATTGTCAAAGGAATAGATGTGCTCACTCTTATTGTGCTTGTTAACATCGTATATCTCAAGGCTCTTCATGATCTCAAGGAAGTCTCTCATCACTGTGGCTCTCAATGCCGGGAATGTTTTACGTATGATACTCACTACCTTGTTTCTGTTCTGTAGGCAATAGACTATGACCAACTGGCAAAGGCTGTAAGTCTTAGATGAACGTGAGCCACCCTCATTGATTATAAACCTTTGCTCTGAGTTGAGAGCATTGAAGTTCTTTTCAAATATGACTGTGCTATTAATCTCCATTTTTTAGGCAATAGTTAAGCTATAACACTATATTTAGTATTATGACAATTAACCTATCTTACTATATATATATTAAGTAGGCTTTATAATATTAACCTTGACCTCATTGATAGCTTGACCTTGAGTGGTTGTATCTACCCTTTCAGTTAGGTTATTTAATCTCTGAGTGATGGAAGGATTGTATTGTCCTGCCATGCCTCCCTCAATCTGATCCTGTCTAATTGCTTCCTCTATGCGCGAGCAGATTGTCGTATATTCAGAATATCTCCCATCTGTATTAGCAAAATAATCTTGTACTGCGCTACCTTTTTCAGCAGCAAAGCATCTGAATCCAACTTGAGTTAATGGTCTCTCAAGAGGCACAGGAGTTGCCTCACCTGTTTTATTTGAAAGTGAGTATTGATACCTTGGGTTTGACTTGCACCAATCCCTATATGCTTCAAACAACTCCCACATTTTCTCAGGAGTCTCTATGT